GTAAGCCGAAGAAGACTCGGCAAGGGCGCTCGCAAAATACTCTGCTTTCCGCGACTTCTCGCAATAAAAAGAAAAAGCGTTATCGCGGGCAAGGTAAATAAGAGAAGTTACAACTAATTAATGTCTGCTCTTATTTGTAACCTCCCCTCGGAAGAGGTCTGGGTACGTAAAGAATATCTCACAGATCATCAAAGTGGTCACGGAGAATTTGTTAAAGGCGTCTGGGTATCGGCAAAGTCGATACCTGGGCGTGCTTTTTATTTTGAGACGTATTTACCAGAATATGCTGCAATGTATGATAAACTACCTATTAGCGCGTTTCTCTCGTCTCCGACGCTTCCAGACCCCGATATGGACCTTCCTAACCTACAGTTCTGGAACTGTATGGATTATGGTGTAGTCTCAATTCATAAGCAATTTATTGGTTCAATGGACTATGAATTGTATACAAGAGACTTTGGTACGCAGAAAGGTACATATATTTGTACTATTGACAATTATCATCAAGATCCTGATGTGATTGATTATGCAACAAGTGAAAATCCAGCTGAACATAAGTCACATAACCTCATTGCACTGAATAATGGACAGTATGCACTCTATCCAAACAATAGAATGCGTATTTTTGATAATAGTTTGACACCTATTGAACCAAAGATGCCCGATTTTAAGGTTTCCACTCAGTATTATCAGGTTGAAAATGGTTTCGAACGTCTTGGAATGGGTCGTGAAGACGAATATTTCTGGAAAACTGCAAAGGAACGCAAAAATGATGACCTAAATGACCATAAATGTTCAAATTGTGGACAAAATCCTTGTGATCCACGCTGTATTAATGCCGAATAGAGGTAAAATGAACCCAAATAACGATTTTTTAGACAACTTAGCTAACGATCAGCATCAAAAAATGCTTCGTGAAATTGCAAATGATGGATTAACTCCCAAGAAAACGAATAAAAGACAAGATTCTGAAATTTTTCAAGAATATTTGGATTCAATGTACTCAGACATCTCAAATGATGCCAATGATCCAATTATTCTCAATGAATTTTGATAAGAATTTGTGATAAATAAGATATAATTGCCGTATTATTGTGCCTTTAGAGAGGGTAAGTCAAGGTTTTAAGGACGTAAGCATGTCATTCAAGGTCAATCCGTTGACCAATGACTTAATTGGTCTCAAAAATGAGAATGCCATTGCTCGTTCTATAAGAAATATTGTATTTACCCTCCCTGGGGAGAAGTTTTTTAACGAAAGTTTTGGTTCAAGAATTTCAAAATCATTATTTGACAATGTTGATGACCTGACAGCATCAAATATCAAAGATGAAATTGATAGGTCAATTCGAAATAATGAACCAAGAGTTAGATTGAGATCTGTTCAAACTTCTCCAGATTTTGATAACAATCAATTTGATGTAAAAATCATATATGACATTATTGGTGCAGACGTTCCTGCACAACAGTTAGAATTCGTGTTGCAACCAACAAGGTAAAAAATGCCATTAGTAAATTTTTCTAATCTGGACTTTGACCAGGTTAAAACATCACTTAAAGAATATCTAAGATCAAATTCCAATTTTACGGATTATGATTTTGAGGGATCAAACCTCTCGACAATTCTTGACGTACTGGCATACAATACTTACATTACCTCATATAACGCAAATATGGTTGCGAATGAGGTTTTCATTGATAGTGCAACTTTAAGAGAAAATGTTGTTGCTCTTGCAAGAAATATTGGATATGTTCCACGGTCAAGAAAGGCCGCAATGGCAACAATTAATTTTTTTGTTGATACAACAAGTATAACTCCAACTCCATCAACAATCACTCTTAGAAAAGGTGTTGTAGCAGCATCAACAGGCACTTTTGCTGGACAATCATTTGTATTTTCTATTTTAGAAGATGTCACGGTTCCTGTCTTTGATGGAATTGCCTTTTTTGATGATCTTGAGATTCATGAAGGAGTTCTTTTAGAATCAAACTTTACATATTCCTCTACAAACTTAAATCAAAGGTTCATTTTACCAAACTCGGGAATTGACACAGATTTAATTAGAGTATCTGTTAAAAATAATCAATCTTCAACGGCTGCAGCAAAATATAGTCTACAAGATAGTCTTTTTGATATTAACTCATCTTCAAGAGTATACTATTTGCAAGAAATTGAAGATGAAAGATATGAGTTGCTATTTGGAGATGGTGTTTTTGGAAAAGCACTTGAAGAAGGAAACTATATCACTGCAAACTATATTGTAAGTAATGGAGATTCTGCAAATGGAATCTCAAGTTTCAATTTTGCCGGTAGACTTACATATACAAGAAATGGAATTCAATATAATGTGACTTCTGGAGTCTCTCTTGTTACTCCTGGAATCATTTCTTCTGGTGGTGAGAACATTGAAACTGTTGAGTCTATCAAAAAGTTCGCGCCAAGAATATATGCAACGCAAAACAGAGCTTTAACTTCCAATGACTATGAAACTCTGATTCCATCAAAGATCTATCCAGAAACTGAGTCAATCTCAGTATTTGGCGGAGAAGAATTGGTTCCACCACAATATGGTAAGGTCTTTATTAGTATAAAACCAAAATTTGGAGATTATCTTCCAAACCTGATTAAAGAAAATATTAAACTTAAATTAAAGAAGTATTCGGTAGCAGGTATTGTACCAGAAATTCTTGATCTCAAATATCTGTACATTGAAAGCACTACCAAACTTTATTATAACACAAATTTAGCACCATCTTCAGAATACGTTTCCAGTTTAGTTCAGAATAACGTTACAAAATACTCGGAATCAACTGAGTTAAATAAGTATGGAGCAAGATTTAAATACAGTAAATTCTTGAAAGTAATTGATGATAGTCATGAGTCAATAACATCGAATATTACAACTATTCAGATGCGACGTGACTTAAGAGTAACATTAAATGCTTTAGTTGAATATCAAATTGGATTTGGTAATGCTTTCTACATTAAGAATATGAGTGGATATAACATAAAGACCTCGGCTTTCCGAGTTGATGGTATTAATACTGATGTTTATATCTCCGACTTGCCAAACTCCAATAGAGAGACTGGAGAATTATTCTTATTCTCGGTTCCTTCTATAAATTCAACAAGTCCTTCTATCATAAGAAGAAATGTTGGAACAATTGATTATAAAAAAGGTATATTGACATTGAACCCAATAAATGTTTTATCAGGAAAAACAAAAACTGGTCAAACAATTATTGAAATCTCTGGATCCCCTACATCAAATGATGTAATTGGACTTCAAGACCTTTATTTGCAGTTGGACATTTCTGGAAGCACCTTCGAAACTGTGGTGGACGAAATCTCATCTGGATTAGATCCATCAGCATCAAATTATGTTGTTTCTTCAAGTTATGCAAATGGTGTTTTAGTCCGTCCAGGAGGAAGAGGTAGTGTTCCTTCAACAAGAACGACAACCACTAATAACGGGACTACGACAATTGCTACAGTATCTGGTGGTACATATACCCCAACAAACTCCACCTCATCGTCTGGCGGAAGCTCAAGCGGTTCATACGGTTACTAATAGTATCATAAAATGACAGAAAAAAGAGTTCAGTTTAATAACATCGTTCAAAACCAACTCCCCTCTTATGTTAGAGAGGAGTTTCCTCTTATTTCTGAATTTTTAAAACAATATTATCAAGCACAAGAGTTTCAAGGTGCTCCTATTGATTTAATTCAGAATATTGATCGCTATATTAAACTTGATGAGACTACTAATCTCTCAGGTTCTGTCACTTTATTGTCAGATATATCGTTTAATGACACTACTGTTAGTGTTGACTTAGCTTTGAATCCAACTGGAACTAAAGGATTTCCAGATTCCTATGGTTTGATTCAAATTGATGATGAGATCATTACATACACTGCAAAAACTGACAGTCAGTTTACTGGATGTATCAGGGGATTTGTTGGTATCACTTCTTACAGAGAAGAATCAAATCCAGAGAACTTAGTATTCACAAATTCTACAACAGCAGAACACGTAAACGGTTCCGAAATTAAGAATCTAAGTAATCTTTTCTTAAAAGAATTTTTAGTCAAAACTAAACATCAGTTTTTACCTCTTCTTGACTCAAGGACTTTAACTGATGATCTGAACCAAAATCTTTTCATTAAACAATCAAAAGATTTTTATCTCAGCAGAGGTACTGATAGATCTTTTGAAATTCTATTTAAAGCATTATACAACGAAAACGTAGTTGTAGTAAAACCAAGAGATTTTCTCTTTACTCCATCAAATTCAGATTTTAGAATTACAAATGATCTTGTTGTAGAAGCTGTAACTGGAGATCCTCTTGATCTTGACCAGGCAACAGTCTTTCAACAACCATATGAACCAGCAAATATTGTTGAAGCATATGCACCAATTACTCAAGTAGAAAAACTTCAAGTAGGAACTGGAAAAAGTTTCTACAAGTTGAGTCTTGATGGTGGATATGATAGAGACGTTGAGGTTCAAGGTGCTGTCCGTGGATCTTTTTCTGTTCACCCCAAAACTAAAGTTATTGGTCAAGTAGGATCAGGTGCAACTATCCTTTCTGTAGACTCCACTGTTGGATTTGGAACCACTGGAGAACTTGTAGTTACTTATAGTGATACTACTACAGGAGTAGTTTCTTACACGTCCAAAACTTTAACCGAATTTTTTGGATGTACAAATATATCAGGAACAATTCCTGACGGAGAAGATGTTGGAATTAATACATTTGCTTATGGTAGATCGTTTAGAAATCAAAATGAGATAATAACTGTAAGAATTAATTCCGTTCTTAGCAACTTAGAATTTCCAGGAAATACAAAAAATTTCCGTGATGGAGATACCGCAAAAATTAGAACTTTAGGTAAAGATAAATTTGAATCTACCTTTAAAAATTGGTTTTATAATTATGCATCATCACACTCTGTAAAATCGATATTTCTTGTTGATGCCTCAGATAACAGTTATGACTTAACTTTAAATAATGAACATTATTTTAAAGTT